CATCGGAGAGATTTGTGTCGAGCAGAAATTGTAGGGCGAAACCAGCTTTACCATAGGAGAGCTTACGTTTCTCTATGTCTTCTTCGTCGAACCGGGCGGGGTCTGTGGGATAACCTGCATAGGCTAAGGGGTTGTTGTCGTAGGCTTGGGCTATGAAGGGTGCCAATCTGTCGCCATATTCGTCACGTTTCTTTTGGTCGCTGGGATAGAGAATTGGGTATATGAGGCAACCATAGCCACGATTTTGGAGTTCGTTGTAGAGGGACATTTCGTTTTGAGGTGTACCAAGGTAGATGATTTGACCACCGGGTTTGATGATGGCGTCAAATTCTTTAACTGCTTCTGCCAGCTTTGCCCTTTGCATTTGGGTGCCGGAGTTGTTGGGGACTTCGACGTCGTCGGCGACCAAGAGGTCTGCACGGGAGCCTGTGATTTGCCCGGTGATACCTACGGATTTTACTGATGGGGAGATATCGGCGATTGCTGGGGCGACATCAAAGAGGTTCTGGGTGTCTCGGTTACCTTTGGAGGGGTTGGGGATAAGATGGGCAAGAAAGGGAACCACGAGGATGATGCGCTTGATGAAGATGGCGTTAGCGTCAGCCCGGTCTTTGGAGGCCGAGACGATTTCTACTCTGAGCTGAGGGTTACGCCAAAGCTGCCAGACAACAAAGGCACAGGTAATAAATGATTTTGCTACACCTCGGAATCCTTCAAGGATAAAGCGATCTCCCGGAGGGTGCTGGAGGTTGTAGGCTATGTCGTACTGGATAGGCGTAGGCTCGGGCAAGCCTATCATTTTCCAGACGATAAAAAGGAAGACCCGAAAGTCTTCCTTTGCTCGCATGATTTGTTCAGTAGTCCAGTTAATTTACAGTCGCCTCCGATGGGAAAACTGGGAGTTTTTCGGTCTCTTTTTGGATCTGTTGGACTCCGGGGGTTTCCGGGGTCGTTTCCAAGCGGTTGTCTTTCATAAACTTACGGACTTTTTCAAGGAACGAGGGGTTGCGGCGCAGTTCTTCGTCACTAAGTCCTTCGAGCAGGGCTTTGATTTCCAGCTCTGCCATTTGGTCGAGCAGTGCAGGGTCAAATTTTACCATCTTGCGGCATACCCCCTGACATCAACATGGACTCCCCAAGTATAAAGTCCGATGCCGTCTGCTCCTGCCTGTTCGGCAACTCTGAGGAGTTCTTCGGGGGTGAGGCCGGGAGGAGTTTGGACGTCCGCTGCGATGCCATAGACGTGCTGGGAGTTCCAGACGCCACCGACTTCTGCGTTGTGGTTGGGGCAGCGGTAAGCGCAGGAGAGTTCCAGCGGAGAGCCACAGAGTTGCCTCATACGCTCGAGAACCTGCACGAGGCGAGGGTTGACCCATGCACCGTTATTAAGACCGCCACAGCCACATTTACAGGCAAATTCGGAGCTGTCAAAGTGTTCGGATAGTTTCAAAGTGTTTATCACTCCTTTTTAGTTGTTTTATAGGTTTTGTAGATGGTGCATACGATCTGCACCAAGATATAGAGAATGGTCATAATGTAGACCATATCAGACAAAGGCACCCCTAGTACGGAGAGTGTGGATACTCCGACCGGGGGTGCTAATTTGATTGCTTCGTCGTGGAAGCTGTCGTTATTCACTTGTGGCTCCTTCTTCGGCGGTCGTTTGGATGTCCAGAGGAATCTCAAGGTAGTTGTTGGAACTGTCACCACTACCTAGCCAAAGTTCTGTTGAGCGGAACGTGGGGTCATCTTTGCGGGTGATAAGGTTACCGGGCGACGCCTTGAGGATAATGGTATTCGCTATTTTTTGTTTGATCATAAGTTTCTCTCCTTAAAAAGTTGTTACGTTGATTGTCCAATTTTTAGATGAAATATTGAGCTTGTCTGTTGTGGATAAGGTGGTATTTTGCCTTTGATTAATATAGAAGTTGCCAGAAGAAAGACCATTTCTGTCCTTTAGAATGCTAATCAGTTTGCGAATATTGGATATGGGCATTAGAGGGGATTGACTAGTGTTTACAAGAGAACGAAAAAAGATACCAACATTTTCTGTGTCAATAATACTTAAAGAGGTACAGCCGATATCTACGAGATTATTGCCATTGGGTACCTCAAGAATAAAGTACCTATTATTAAATGCCATTTCAGGCTGAGCAGGAAATGCAACACTGTCATAGGAGGTATGGATATTTAAGTCCATAGCTTTTAAAATGGACTCATCAAAATATATCTGAGTTATTCGTCCGAGTCTAGTAGTATAAGGGTCACCTAAAGTAAAAGCCTTATTACTATTCTTATATTCTTTAGTGACGAAGGTGATGTTGGGCCAATGCCACTCTAGCGTATCAACATTAGGAAAAGACACAAATGTGTCATCAAGAGTATCAGAATTTCTTGTAAATGTTTGACCAACTAAAGGAGGAAATAGAAATAAATGATAAATAGGCGGTACTTGTTTGCAAAATGGGGCGAGGTTCCTGAAAGAGCCCGCCGCCCCCAAGTAAAACTTATTGTCAAAAGTCATCTCTATAAAACGCATACTAGAAAAAATGTTACTTTGACTTGTCAACACAACACCTATAAAAGTAATGCGTTCATATGGTTCTGCAGGCTGTAGAGGACGCGTGTAAAAAGAGCCGTGTGCTAAAAGATTTATATTAAAAACTAATCCGATTGTATAGTAGGAGTTAGCGGAAAGATAATAATTACGAGATTCGGTGGGATTTTTCAAGTAAAAATAATCACCATGTAGCCACTTACTTTCATTTTTTACATAATAAATCAAGTAACGTGTTTTATAAAACTCATTACTTTCTTTATCTTTAGTTGTATCCCAAACATGAGAAGCAGTTTTGGTATAAAAAGCACCATCACTTGTGCGTACTGCATCAAAAATATCAGCAAAGTTTATTGGTGTGATTGCGTCTGCTGCATAATCTAACCGAGCGTAAATAGCCCGGTATCCTTCGGTATTATCATTTTCGATAATCGTTTTAATATCCCACCAAGTAGGGTTCTTCTCCCATTTGTGTCCTGCGGTTCCCGGTAGAGCCACTGGTAAATCCAGGATAGCCTCTGGGTATTCTGTAAATGCCGTGGTTTCCAGTATGGCTCCACCTTTGAGATTGACAGCGTCTCTTATTTTACTTTTTGTATCATAAATTAGAGCCAGTTTGTCAGCTACGGTTGTCATTGATTTTCACGTTCCTTTCGGGGTTTATAGGGCGTTCTCCAAGGCGGTCACACGGGCGGCAAGAGCTGTGGTGACTTCGGCCAAGGTGTAGTTTTGCAGGGTGGTAGCGAGAACATAGTTCTCTCGGAGTTCTGTTGTGAGTGCTTCTACGGTGAGGATGTCTGCGTAGGAGCTGAGGTTGACTGCTCCACCAAACATATCGTAGAGCAGCTCATAGAATTCTCGGCATTGAGTGGCGGCCTGCTGCTGGGCGACAATAGCGGTTTGGATGCTTGTTTGAGCTGTTGTGAGGGCATCACGAATTGTTTGCGTGGCTGCTGCTAATTGCTCGACATTAGGATATACAGGTTCTTTGTAGGGGACACCGAGGATTTCTTCGAGGGTATAGGTATGGTCTGCTTCTTCGTTGAGGATGATGGCGAGGAGTTCTTCGAGGCTGCCATAGGCTACCGAGCCTGTCACTAGGATGTAGCCTGTGAATTTTGTAGGAGCGGTTATGGTTACGGAGACCTCATTCACTTTACAGGTGGTGGCTGTATCCAGTTCATACTTACCAGCGACAAGGCGGTAGAGGGCGATAAAGGTGTTTTTGGTGGTGAGCGGTATCGTTAAGACATAGGGGTCACCTGTTTCTGACCATTGTGGGGTGATGTCGCTGAATTCGATTTTTTGGACTTCTTTGATACCTTCGAGTTTCTCAAGGTGCTGGTCGGTATAGTTGTTGTCGGTGTGGACGTAGTTTTTGTCTTTAACTGTGAAGTTATCGTTTTCCAGCTCGCTGATTTTGGTGGGGATAGAGCTTTCGACTGTTGACAGTGCTTTTTCGAGCAGTACGATATTATCACGGTTCTCGCCGACACCGCTGAGGAGCTTTTTGATGTCCTCCGGGTCAAGCCCGGTGTCACCAAAGCTGGCATAGGCTTTGAGAAATTGGTAGGTTACGACATCCTGCTCGTTGAGTGGGTCTTTAACGTTGACTATGCGTTTACCTTGGCCGTCCCAGTCACCGTCAGAATTTTGGGTCATCGATGTCTGATAGATGGTGTCGAGGGTTTCCTCGAGTACGTGGATGGTTTGGATTTGGTTGATGGAGAGGTCGGTCGCTCGGAGAACACTGCCTTCCGCAAAGGCTACCAAACGGTCTGTTGGGGTTTGCCGATAGATCGTGAGGGTTTTCCCGGCAGGTGGCGGGGTCGTGAATTCAAGCTGCCTTTCGGAGACTATGTAGTCTTGGCCGTAGATGTAGGCGGTGACTCCTTCGAGCTTTACTTTGATGAAGCTGGCACGGAGGTAGTCGAAGTTAAAGGAGAATACTGTTTGGGTGCCGTTGGTGGCAAAGTTGACTGTGGCTCGTAGGTTTGTTGTCAAGTTTTCAGTCCTTTCTGTTAATGTCATGTTATAATTAGTAGTAACCTCCACTATTGTTATGCTATGGGGATAAGAAAAGGGCTACCTTCGGGTAGCCTTTTATTTTTTATCTGCTGGTAGATATTTATAGAGTTTTTTGTTGGTGGCATCTGTTTTTGAGAGTATCTGGGTTTCCAGTTTATCTATTTGTTGCCTTTTTTGTTCAGGGGTGAGCTTGGGATTTTCTGTGATTGCTCGTTGTTGTTTGTAGAGTGCGGAGATTTCTTTGCGGTCTGCTTTGATGGCCTTGAGGGCGGCTTTGGCTTTTTTATTGCGGACAGTGCTTTTACTGTTCTTTTCGGTTTCAAAGTATTTAACTGTTTTGAAATAGTATTCACTGCTTTTTGTCCGCTTGTTAGGCGACGCAAAGAGCCTGTTGATTACCGGGTATTCGTTCCAGTGTTTGGCAGGTTCTTGGTTGTCTTTGAGTAAGACGTCCGCAGTGTCGGCGACAAAAGCACCACTTGCTGTGAGCCAGCTGTTGACATAATTTTCGATGACCAGCGGTGACCATTCCATTTCTTTGCCAAGGTTTTTATATACTTCGGGTGTGTAGACGGTGTATTGTTTGGAGGCGCATAGGAACTACTGGGCTATTGCGGAAAAAGTTGTAGTTGGCTTTATGTTCGACGGCTGGTTTGACTAAACCGGCAACACCTGTTTCTAGTCCCCAGGAACCTGTAGGACTGAGGCTGTCAAGGGCTTCTGCAAGGAGGTTGTCGTTGGAGAGACGGGTGTTGCCCGAGCCTGCAAATTGCTCAAGTGTGGCTTCCGTAGGGGTGCAGAAGATTGTGTTGAGTCCTAGAGGTTTAGGTGTTTTGACCAAGGTGCCGTCAGGTAATTGCCCCCAGTACCAGAAACGGTTACGTTGTTCGCTTGGGAGTTCCTGATACCAGTCTTCGTTGTGGTTGAGTTGCCACGAAATTATACTGGGGATTGACAGGTAGAGAAAACCTTTGATGAGGAATCTCTCTCGTTCACCTTTGGTGGTCAACTGCTGAAAGATTTTAGCGGCTCCCAGTATACCGGCATTGTAGAAGGGGATGGTGTAGCGGTTGATGAATTTTGAAGCATGACCGCCTTTGGTGAAATCTATGGTTATTTCTTTTGCCCGGTAGGCCGCTTCGTAGACGTCGCCCGTGTGTTGGAGTGTTTTGGTAAATTCGTATTTTCTGGGTAGTGCTTCTACGGTGTCCCCTATTTTATTGTAACTCTGCCAGGCTTTCTCTACTCCTTTACGCATTTTGCTTTTTGGTGTCAGCTGGTCTTTGATAATAATACCTGCGTCGTATAGGCTGGAACCTCTAAGGGTGCTATAAGGTACGCCTGAGGCGGTATAGAGGGACAGCATTTTTTTGTCAGCTAATTTTTGAAGGTTGGCAGCTGAGGACATAAAGGGGATAAATCCTTCTTTGGATATTACAGCGGCCTGCATAGTGTCACGCATACCATTTGTAAGTATGAAGCCAGGATGATTGGTGGCAGTGATGCGTATGGTTTTATTGACGGCTGCTAAGATGTTGCCGATGGATCCAAGACAGTCTTGCATGAAGTTGGTGTCGAAGGTTTGCAGGGCTGTATAAAGTTCGGGGGTTGTCTGGTAGGCCGCTGCTTTGCCGTTTTCGTAGATGGTAAAGGCGGAGGTTTTTGCTGTTGCGTGCCCTACAGGTTCGCAAAGTGCGCCATACCCATGTTCGTTGGCGATGTCACGCAGAGATAACAGCAGTTTGTTTTTGTGCATCCTGCTGAGTGCTGTTTTGGTAGCAACGTAGGTAACGGTAAGCGGGTCGATAACGGTACGTGTACTGCCTTCGTTTGAAAGGTAGTGGAGTCCGTTTTTCACATCAACTAAACCATTGGTGCTACTAAAGGTTTTATTGCTCTCCAGTGAAAAGTCACGCTGGAAAGGGCAGTAGTGGGGGTAGGTTTCCCGCAGCAGTTTGCGGGTCTTGGCGTCTATCAACTGGCCTGCTTCGAGGATGCCTAGTAGATTATCAGTATAAGCATAGTAGAGTTTGGCTGCTGCTTTGACTTCGGGGGGGATAGGCATAGATAGGACTTTGCGGGCGGTAACTACTTGTACTGGTGTGTCGTAGGGATGTTGACTGAGTTCTTTGAGTTTTGCTTGTTCCATCCCAAGTTTGATGGCGGCGTCTTCGGTTATCTGCAGGAGTGTGAAGGGGTTGCCTTGGGCTGCTTCGATTTTGGTTTCGTAGCTTTTTGTCAGTTCTTCGTATTTGAGCTGGGCTTCAGCTATCCTTTCTGTACCTTTGACACTATAGACTTCGTTGTTGTGTTCAGCTACTAGGTAGGCGCTGAGAACTTCATTCCAGCTGCGTGCATTGAAGTCTTTGAGCATAGTGGGGTATTTGGTGTTGAGGGTGACTTCGTCAGCCAGTGGCCGCAGGATGTCGTTGAATACGACTTTGTTTTTGATTTTGTTGTCGCAAAAGTATCGGTTGAGGGTGTCGATATCGATGGTGGCGTCGCCGTCGATGAGCAGAGAGGTTTGTCCGTTGACAAAACCGTCAAGGAGTCTTGCTCTGACATATGGGCTTTCTGTTGGTTTGAGCGGACGGCCTATGGCGGCTTCTACCAGTTTTTCGGCATGTCTGATATAGCATTTGTCGTCAAAATTTTCGTAGATCATTCTGTCCATAAAATCAAGAAACCGCTCACCCTTAGTCGGTGTGCGGTCGCTGCTGAATGATATGGTTGCCCGGAGGCTTTGGGCAGGATTTTGCTGGGAATAGGAGCGCAGCATATTACTGAGCTGCGGCAGTGCTTTTTGGTATTTGGGGTAGTCTCCAAGGCGTTTTGTGAATTTTTGGTAGTATTCGGGGAAGTTCTTTTTGGCTTCTTCGGGATTCAATAGGTATTCTCTGGTGAATTCGGCGATGCCTTCGCTGCGCATCTGGTCTTCGCGGTATTCATTGTTTACCCATATTTCCCGGGCGTTATTGATGAGTTCGGTATCGGCTCCTTCGATTTCAAATTGTTTGTCGAAGAAGTGCCCGAGTTCATGCGCTGCGTCGCCCCATTTACCATATTTTTTTAGGCGCATGGTGTTGAGTTTGTTGTGAAAGTAAGCACCGACGCCTCCTTTTCCGACTCCTTTCATAAAGTTACCAAAACGAAGGGAGATAAAATTATCAGTAATAAATTTTGTGATTTCCCGGTCAGTGACAGGAGAGAAGCTTTCAGGAGGCAGCGGTTTGATGTCCCGACCGGCGGTGCTGCGCATATTTGGTTCTTCGATAAGGGCTTCTTCGAGGGTGCGTTTGGCGTCTTCACGCCGCTGCTGCTGTTCTACTTCCGAGAGTTTATCCAATAAACGAGTGCGTTTTGTATGAACCATATCGACATCAGGAGTACCAGCGGGGGTACTGCGAGTTTCAGAAATATCGCTCCGAGGATGAGTGGAGTTAGTATCACGACCAGTTCGGTTCTGTTGGCCGCCTTTGAGATCCGTTGGTTCTCTTTCCGAAAGTAGTTCAGTTCTTTGTGGATTTTCCGAAGTTCTTGCTTGGTTTCCTCCGGGGTCAGTTCTATTGTCTCGCCAAACAGGTTGTTCGGGGTCGCCGGATATTTTTGGTTCATGTTTCATTGTCTCCAGTTCTTTTGCGATGGTTTTAATAAGTTGTTTTTGTTGGTTGCGTAAGTCTCTTTTTGTAGCTATACGCTTGATGGCGGGGTGCAGAGCTGTTCTGACACCTGCGCCGACATCCAGTGTTTCCATGAGGACGTCTTTGAACAGTCCCGGTTCTGTTTTAATTTTCTCATTGAATTCTTTATCAGTCAAGTAATAATCTATGTTGCCTATTGTAAGTTCTTTAAGGTTTGTAAATGTGCCGCTTATCATGCCTTTTTTGAGGCCTTTTTCTTCGATTTCTTTGGCGTAGGTATCAAGAATATCTTTAGCCATGTAGGGGGTATAGGCAAGGGTTGCTCCGGGTACACCAAGGACGGCGGCGACAGTTACAGCGGGACGTACTGTTTCGTTATTGAGTTTTTCTAATGCGATATCATAATCTTTATGTGCCTGTTGCGCTTCTGGTGTGAGGGGAGGCGCTTTTGTGGTGTCGAGCAGGCCTTCGTCGATTACTGAGAGTGGGTCTTGTTCGAGGATTTTGTTGCGGGCTTCCCATGTGTCGGCGTAGTTGCCGGGAGCTTCTTTTGCCCAGTTGACAACGCTTTCAGCAACGTTTGTGAGTGCTTGTTTACTCCATTCGTCTGCGTAGGTTTCTTCGGGGGTTGGTTCAGGGGCGTCGCTTCCTATGTTGTAGTCTTGGGTGACTTGGGCAGTTCTGTCGTCAAAGTAGGAGGTTATTTTGTCGAGAAAGGACGGTTCAGGCGGGTCTGTGTATTTTTCAAGAAAGTTATCGAATTCTTTTTCGGACATTATTCTTCTCCTTTTTCTATAGTTTGTTCAAACATTTCTAGTGCGTCTGCTACAGGGATACCATGGAGTAAGGCGTAGTCGATGGTTGCTTGATAGAGTCTGTCTTGGCTTACACCCTCGGTTACTTTATTTTTAACTATTGTTTTTAAGGAGTGTAGCCCATATTCAGCTTCTATTTTACGTTCTTTTTGGTTTTTTTCGGGTACTTTATGATTTCTTTTGGCGTAAACATTATTGAGAGCTTTTTCGTAATGCTTGAGATTATCTTGGGCTTTTAAAAAGGCTTTGGCTTTGCGGTCGTCTGGGTCTTCAAAGTCTGCTTGTGTACTATCTTGCAGATAATTGTAATAAGTAGCATAATCTTTGTTGTAGGCACATTCTTTGTTGCCCTGCTTACGGTACTGGGTAAGATAGTACAGTTCATCAGAGGTCATATCGGAGGTGTCTTCCAGCAGGTCTGCTTCTTTTTTGATGAAGGACAGGAGCTGCTTTTTTGTTGTTGCAGGGAGGCTGGAGTTGGTGATGATGTCTACTTTGTCGGTGTAGGTGGCCGCAGTATCTACCTGCTGGCTTATTTGTGCTTTGTAGTCGTCTTGTTGTTGTTTTAGCGTGGCTTGAGCGTCTTTGTGCATGGTTTCGAGTTTGTTCCAGATTGTTTGACGACGTTCGGGGGTATAGGCGGCTGCGGTCGTTTCGGTGGTGTTTGCTGGTACCATGCCTCCTTGGTAACCTGCCAGATGCAGGTGGAGACCACTGCCGGCATCGTGATAGAGTATCTCGGAGAAGTAAGGGTCAAAGGCATTGCTTATTTGTTGTTGTTCAGGCGCTGTGATGTTGCCGACATAAACATCGACAGCATCTCCTTGAAGATGGTAGCTGGTGGGGGAGCCATTGGCTTCGGCGTTGCGCTGCTGGTCTCTGTAGCCGCTGGTGTATTCTGCGATGTTTCCGTAGCCCAGCTGGGAGAGGATGCCGCCGATGGAGGGCAGGGCGGTTTTGAGTTCGGGTTTGAGGCTGTCGAGGTCGCCGGAGGTCTGCGGGAGGTAGACTTGAGGGATGCCGTGTGTTACGTTGGTAACTCCTTTGTAACTTTCAAGTAGTGTTTTGGCTTTTGTCAGATCAAGGGTTCCATCAGGGCGTTTGCATTGGTCATAGATGTCGACTGCTGCTTGGTGGTTGTAGTTGTCAGCTATTTTTTTGTAGAGCTTAAATAGTGGGAGCTCGTCGCCTATTTTGCGGTCTGCACCATAGTAGGCTGTGTCTTTGATGGCGTTGAGTTTTTCGGTGCTGACGTCGTTTTCTACGAGGGTCTCAAGGTTTCCTTGAATTATCTTGAGGGCTTCGTCAGAGTTTTTGACGTAGCTTTGCAGCTCTCTTGCAAGTTCTCCGAAGGATTTTGCGAAAGAAACTGTGTCGAGCTGCCCGGCAGAGCTGATGAGTCCCTGCATTTTGACGTTGATGGCCCGCTGGCCTTTGCTGCGAGCTTCGTTGTTGATGCGGGTGTGGGCTTCGTTGGCGACTTGCAGGATGTCCCGCTGGTATCCTTCGTAGAAGCCTTTATCGAAGGAGACACTATTTTTGATGCTGTCTTTGAAGGAACCATAGGTGTCTTGCAGGAGTCCATGGTAGGCCTGTACGGCTTCGTTGATTGTCTTGGGAGTGCCTGTGTTTTCAGTTGCCCATTTTTCTTTAGCTGAGGCTGCCGCTACTTGGCCTATGGATTGGTCGAGGGTAGCCATTGCGTAGGGGTTGTCGGTTAGGTCGTAGCCTTTGTCGCTGTGTTGGAGGGCTTGGATGCGGTCGAATTTGGCGAGGTCTTCGGGGGTCTTCCCGGCTATCATTTTCTGGGCTTCAAGGGCGGTGAATTGTTCTCGTTCTCGCCTGTCTGCGGCAAGTGCTTCGTTGTTGACTGCGGTGCCGACGATGCCAAGAGCGTTGGCTAAGGCGGCTGCATCTTGGTTGGTGCGTTGGGTGATGCCGTTACCAACTGAGAGCGGCTTGATACCTGACTGGTAGACGCTTTTAGGCTGGATCGCAAACTGTCTTTGGGTGCCTATGGCGGCACTGACAGGGTTTGGCATTAGTTGGTTCCTCCTTTTGTTCTCTTGGCTCCATTGGTTAGCCAGTTCCACTCAGCTCCGGTATTTTTGACTGCTTGGCGTTGGTTCTGGGTTTGTGTGTAGGCATCCAGAGCGACACCTGCGGTTGACAGGAAGTTGCTGAACCGGGAGGGCATTTTAGGAGCAGAGGCGTTTAGGTTGTTGATGTAGTCTTTAGTGGAGAGCAGGGTGCGCTCTTTATTGAGGTCTACTTCGTTTGCTTTACGGTCGTAGTTGTCTCTGATGGATGCTTTGGTACGAGCGGTGTCTGCTTCGGCGTCTTTGATGAGCAGGCGTGCTGTGCGCCCTGACATGGTTTCATTGACTGCAGCTTCGACACCAGAGTTGACCTGCATGGCGTTGAGGGAGACTTTGTCAAGTTCGGCTACGGCGGCGTCAAAGGCGTCGGTGCGTTCCATTTCGTAGTCTTGGAAAGCATAGTTCATTTGGGTGATGGCTGCTGTTGATTGGGCGTTCATTTGCGCTTGAGCTTGGGCGGCCATTGCTTTTTGTCCGACATAGTTACCGTATATGGAAAGACCCGCACCGAGCATGGTGGGTATAGAACACATTTATTGTGCCTCCTTGTCTTTGAATGAAAAATAGCGAAAGCGTGGGTCGTCGGTCTTCTCGCACCAATCGGCTCCCATCCAGGTGAGCCAGTCGATGTGCAGCTTGTTTTCGACCCATGCTTTATTGCCAATGCGGGTGTAGTAACCAAGGGTGCTTTTTAGGAGCTTTTTGGTGTACCTGAGGAAGGCTATTTTGTGCTGCTCAACACGAGTTGTGCAGAGCATCCAGACCATTCCATAACCGTCCATATCAGCGACGACGCCGCCG